TGGAATCGCCTCTTCTGTTGCAAGCTTTCTGCTGATGCCTAAGCCCAAGGCGGCGCCGGCGGCAGAAACTGTCACACAAACTCAACTTGAGAGCATTACTGGCGGAACTCGTTTTGTTCCAACATATGGCTTTGATACCCGGGTGGAGCTCGCCAATTATGGCGATCCTATTCCCGTCATCTTTGGTAAATACACAGATAATTCTGGAGGCATCTTGGTTTCGCCTCGTCTTGTTTGGAGTCGAATGTTTAGTTATGGCACTCAACAAGGCGTGAAACTCATGTTTGTTGTAGGAGAGCAAGGCGTTGACGCGGGCCAAACTCCTCAAGGATTAGACAATCCTGATTTGAGTGGCATCTTTGTTGGCAATGGCGCATTAGACGCCATTTATCAAAATCTATTTGCTTTTTATTGGAAAAGAAATACAACTATTTCCGGATTCAAGCGTATTCAGGCTGCGAATTTATTGCCCGGATATGGCACGCGGGGAAGTTTAGCTTCTGGCGATCCGGAAACTGACAATGACATTTTCTCATGTCCGACAGCACGCACTTTAAACGATTATGGTTTTTCTGCTGCACATTCATTGACCAATAATCAAGAGTTTGGCTGCTATTCGGCCATTCCCAATGGCACTCCTTATCGCGTTAATTGGCGTGTAATTTCCATTCCATCTTTGTTAAACCAGCGTGACGACCCTGGTGAAGTTTCCACGTATGAGCGTATCAAAATTGCCGGTGATGACAATGGAACCGGCATTGAGCGTGGTGTGGATGATGGTGGCAGATTCCCGGACGTAAGAAGGCTTGGTATGAAAGGAACCGGACGACACTATAGTCGTCGCATGGGAATTACAGCGCATAATAATTACACAGTATCGGCGTCTGTTGGCTCGGAAGAGCGGCCAGTGGCGGTTGATGACATTATCACTTTCACAATTTCCTCCAAGCGTATTCCCGAAGACTTTTATATTCCCAATGTAAAAATCAATGACATTAATAGTGCCATTGATGAAGAATGTATTACTGCCGATGATGCATTGCAAATTGGCGAGATTTTTATGATTGCCAGAACCACTTGGCAAGTTACGGGGCGAAGCTTGGCGCAATGGAAAGCTGGTACAACGGAAGATCAAAAAATCACTTTAAAGTGCATTGATATTAATGCACCGGCTGACAATCGCATTGGCATTATTGCGGAAGAAATGCTGACAAAAGATTATCTTTGGGACGACGTTCCGCCTCAAGCTGGCTTCAATGGTTTTGGGGCTGCTTTCTTCCCATTAATGAAAGTTTCTTTTGGTGTTGTTAGAAATACGCGCCCTTGCGAAGTTACTGAAATTGGCCTCAAGAGTAAAGTTTTTCAACGCTTAAATGGATTATGCAATTTTCAATCAATACCAACGCCTGGAGAGCTTATTGATCTTGATGGCCAAAAAGTAACTGTTCAATCTGGCACTGTTAATTCCTATATTCGTCGTGCATCATTGTTCACTATTTTCTTACGTCCTGCCGGCTTAGATGCTAGTGGGCAGGCATATACGTGGCAGCCATTAGGAGAACAGTTTGCTGTTGTTGGAAATCAGCCAGTAGACCAATACAATTTCATTCGCATTCAGCATGCGGAAAAGCGTCAGTATGAATTTAAATTTATTCCTAAAAATGGTGCTGACGTAGGCAGGCATTCTCCTAATGATGCTATTTTTTGGCAACTAAATTCCGGCGCTTCAGTTGGTAATAGTGCTGAAAGAAGCATTCTTAGTGAAACTTATACTGTCCCTGGATATGGCAATTTTAAAGTTACGGCAGTAGGCACAAAAGTTAGGAAAGATCAAATACAGCAAAACGTTGAATTTACCAGTAAACCAGTTTTAGGAAATGCCCGCACTCAGCGCACTTTCCCTCAGGACGTGGCCATCAATACTCTGCTTCCATCGGAAGATACGTCTGGCACCATTGTTTTAGCCACTACTGTTAATGGTTATTACACCGAGCCCGGAAGTAATTATGTGGAAGGCCGAAATGGAAGCTTTACGTATGAGCTTTTTGGCTCGGCCAATAATTCTCCCATGCCTGAAGGAGGAATTGCAACCAAAATTTACAGGCATGTAATTGGCAATCGATGGATTGAAATTAATTATCGTTATCAAAAGGCTGCACTACCTGCTGGTCACTTTAGTGGTCAAACTTATTATTGGTCGATTTTAGAGCGCACCATTCACGCTTCTTCAAGCAACTGGGGCGGGTATAGCACGTTCAATACTACTGTCAGCATTAGCGGCTCCAACCCTTTCAGAAACACCAGCACAGGTACGCTCACAGCCGTTGGGGAGCAGCATCAAATTACAAGCACTGGCGCTTCTCCTCAAGGCCGAGCGCAAGCCTTGTATGAGGAGATCTTTGGACCGGCGCGGGACAATGATTATGGCTTTCTCAAAACCGCAACTATTGACTATACGTCTGGCGACAAATCTATTCGCATCTTCATCGATGCAGTGGTTGAAGACATTCCCAACCATTGGACAGGTTTAAATAAATTCTGGGGAATACGTGCCATAAAAGTGTTTCAGGATGCCACTGGCACCACTACCAATTGGAATATTGGCGATAAATTTACAGAAAATTATACTGTTAGCGGCTCCAATCCGTTTAGACAGGCCAATTCAATTGTCGGGGCCGAGTTCATTGTCAACAGCATGGCCGAAATACAAATTGATCCCGGCCTCTTCACTGCTGATCGAATTTTTGAGCACCAAAGTCAATACGCGGACGTTAGTTTTTATGGCAATCTTGTTGAAAAATCAAACGAAAATGGCCCGGAACACGTCATTTCCTATGTAAACGAATTAACCAGTAATTCATTTAAGCCAGAATATGACAACATGACAATTTGCGGACTAGCGTTGAAAGCTAGCCGCAATTTTTCCTCCATCGATCAATTGCGTATTTGGCTGCCAAATGGCATCCCAGTGCGTCGTTTCCACCCTGACGAAAGCGCAACTGTTGCGCCAAGCAATCTATTTTGCGATTTGGTTTATTATTTGCTAACTGATAATATTGCTGGCGTTGGCAATGCGCTAAACATGAGCAGAACAAATGCTCCTTTAGTTAACACTGACGATTTTATTAAAACGGCAAAGTTCCTAAAGCAAAACAAAATATATTTCAATGGCGCTATATCCAATGCAGCCAATGTGCGCCAATATATTTCTGAAATAGCTCCTTATATGTTGTGTAATTCTGTTATTGCTGATGGCAAGTTTAGCCTTCAGCCTGCATTGCCAACAACTTCTGGAGGAGATATTTCTACGCAACCAGTGGTAATTAAGCAACTTTTCACTGCCGGCAATATTTTGGAGGACACCTTTGAGCTTCAATATTTATCAGCAGAGGAGCGCAAAGATTTTCAGGCCGTCATCCGATATCGCGAAGAAGTTAAAAACCAGCTTCCTCAGGAAAGAAATATTATTGTTCGATGGAAAGATGAAGGGGCAATTGACAGTCCCATTGAAAGCTTTGATCTCACACAATTTTGCACCACTCGTCATCATGCTGAGCTGGTCGGAAGATATTTCTTAAGCTTGCGAAAGCGTATCACTCACGTGGTCAAATTTAAGACCACGCCATTTGGAATTAGCCTGGCTCCTGGTGATTATATTCGTGTGATTACGGAGTCCAATCCTTATAGCTCTGCTAAGAACGGCACCATTGACAGTGATGGCACTATTGTCAGCGTGTCTAATATCATTGATGGTCAATACAATATTTTGTATTACAAAGCTGGCTCAGACGACGTATTTAGCGGCACAATGACAGTAAGTGGCGGAATTGTGCCTGATGCCACGTTGCATGATAGTTTGTTTACTATCACGGATACCACTATTTCTCAAAACATTTACCAAGTGGAACAACTTAGCCTTGGCGAAGATAATACTGTTGAAGTGACGGCAATGGAATTTCCTTGCGATAATAATGGAATAAGCCGTATAGCATTAGACGTTACTAATGCCGACACATTTGCAGTGGACATTTAATGGCTTTCCCTTCATTGGTTCCAAGTAACAGAGCTTTTAACGCTGGAGATTATCCCGTTAAAACTTTTAAGGCTCAATCTGGAGCTGAAATAAGAATTTTATATGGCAACCAAAGAACGGGGATGACCTTAGAACTTGGCTATGACAATATTACTGACAGCGATGCCCAAGCATTTATTGATCACTACGATGAAATGAACGGCAGTTTTAGCACTTTCACTCTTCCCTCCATCGTAAAAACTGGATGGACTGGAGCCACTGCGACAATTGACGTGACCAATGGCAATGCATGGCGATATTCAGAAGCGCCACAAATTACTTCAATTAAGCCAGGAATTAGCTCAGTACAAGTACAATTGATTGGAGTTTTGTAGACTATTAATATTGAAGGCGCACCATGGCTAAGACTTACACTGGTAGAGATGGCAGCTTGCTCCTAGATGGAACAGTCTTGGTGAAAGTGGCTTCATGGTCGCTTCAAGGCGAATTGGAAGTGTTGGAAACAACAACACTAGGCGACGATCAGAAAACATATACGCCTGGCATTCAAGGGTTTAATGGCAGCGCAAATTTGCTGTACTATTCAGACGATGCCGGACGAAATGATGCAAGTACGTTGCTGCGCAAGGTTGTCAAAACATCTGGCGTGGCAGCTTCGGACACGGCAAGCCTTACGCTGCGACTTAGCGATGGAGCGACAAACAAGGATATGACTTTTACTGTTTACATTACAAGCGTGTCTATTGGCGCATCAGTAGGCGAAATTACCAAGGCCGATATTAATTTCCAGGTGACTGGTGCTCCTACGACGGTAACCATCTAATGAGCGTTTATTTAGGCAGGTTCGGGGAAGTAGAGCTTAAGCGCCAATCATTTGATGGGCTTAAATATTCTGTTGTCAATCCATCGGACGTTAATACTGCTAAAAAGCGTTTTAGTTTTGATTTTGACATTGGACTTCTTCATAGTGGAGATCAATTAGAAATTCGCTCAACTGATGGCAGCATTTTGTCTTTCGTGGCATCCGCTGGATGGGGAAACAACCAACAGCAATCTGCCGGGTCTTGGTACATTCACGTGGATGAGCTTGGCGGCATTCGTTTGTTTCCCACATTTGATGCTGCATTGGAAGGGCTTTCGGCAAATGCCATTGCATTAAGCAGTATTGCCAGCAATATTCCTATTTCAGTAAGGATTGTCAATAGCGTGCCGCATTTACTGGCGCAATGCACGTCTTTTGAGCTAAATACCAACAGAGAAACTGTTGACACCACTGCATTGGGGGAGGAATTTAGGAATAGCCAGTCCAGTTTGATCTCTGGAAGTGGCAACTTGCGTGCCATTTGGGAATACCTCCCCACTGAA